GTATGATATGATGTTAGCACAAATACCTAAAGTTCGCTTCAAGAAGCTTAACTATATCAAAAAGCCTAAGGATGAAAATACCAAAGAAGATGACATCATTGCTCGAATTGCAGAAAATATGGAAATGTCAAAACGCGAAGTTGCTTTGTATTTAGAAAAGGAAAAGGTTGATAAGAAACCGTTCGCTGTTGATATATTCAAAAAATAGTTTAAATAGCTCTATGGAAAAATTAGAAAAGTATCTTGGTAGTAGTGTTTCAGAAGATTATGAATTGGTTGCTCTCTTTGATGATATTATTATGGTAGCATATACTGATTGTAATGGAGAAGGCTATATCAAACGTGGTTCTATATATGTAGATCCCACAGTAACTTATAACGCATGGCGCGTTGGTGAAGTTTTGATGAAGGGGCCTAATGTATCAGAACACATCTCAGTAGGTGATCTAGTGCAGTTTCCAAATGATAGAGGTATTCCTGGGATTAAATATAAAGGCAAGACGGTTCATTATATTAATCAAGACCGTTTATTTGGGAAAGTCGTATTAAAGGATATTGTAGCGTAATATGGCTAGCATTAGTGATTATACAGCTCTTTTAGGCAACCACGTATTAGAGGCTAAATTTATTCGACGTCGCGTCAAAGCAGGCTTTCCGAATACTAGAAGAGCATTTATCACTAATAGCCCTTCTATTTTAAACAGCCCTAAAGGAAAAACTATTTTAGGGTTTAGTGGTTATGGTACAGGTATGGCTGGCTTGGGATTTAATCCAGCATCGCGTAATCTCATATTGGTATGGGATATTTTATGGCAAAGCTTTAGATTATTCGGAGCTGAAGATTCTCAAATCATCACCAAAATACCAGTTACATCACCTCAAGAGATAGAATCATTCTGGGGCTATTTTGATAAAAGTATACAGCCAATGACTCCAGCTCAAAAACTTCAATTTATGAATTCATGATTATTACCCAAATAGAAGATACTTTCAAATCATATTTTCAGAGTAACATTAGAGTTAGCTTTGGAAACTCTACCCTAAAACAAGGACGATTTATAATACTAAAGCCTAATACGTTCTCATTAGACTTTTACATTAAAACACCAAAAATGAGCGGTGAGATATTATCTCTACCCTTACCACTGAAGTTTTATAAAGATGGTACAACCTTTGTATTTGATTATACCCTAGATGAAATAACCATTAAAGATTCACCAGTATATAACGAAATCATGGATTATATTCGTAAGAACAAGACTAGCAAGTATATCCATAATAAGATTAATATTCAGTTCAATTAATTTCAGAACACAAAAAAGGGCACCATTGGTGCCCTTTTTTGTTTTATATACTATTGCGATTTATTAGAATAGGTCTTTACCAGCTGAGCTGGAAGCTGATTTAACAGACATTTCCTGTTTCTTATAAGTTGGAGCAGCTGTTAGTTTACCACTGCTATCATAGGTCTTGACAGTTCCTGCTTTACCCGGACGTGCACCAAGTTTGCTCTTAACTACCTTTGAGCCAGGATTTGCAAGTTTCTCACCTGCACCAAGATTGACATTTGATTGCTCATAATGACCTTCTTCTTCAACTACCTTTGATTCGAATTGTTCTTCTTCGCCACCAAATTCAAATTCACCACCCTCTTCATCGCCGAGGCCTTCTTCTGATTCTTCAGGACCTACTGCAGCTGTGAGAAGATCAATAAGCGTACGTGCTGTTTGCTTATCAAGCGTGACAGTAACCTGATCATCAACTTCTTCTTCACCGCCAATAACATCAGTGAGATCGCCATCATCAGCTTCACCGCCTAGCTCGTCATTGAATTCATAATATAAGTCAGAAGCATCATCTTCAGAAAGAAGGAGATTGTGATCTGCCATTGTTTTTTCGAAAAGACTATTGAATCTTGCACCAAACGCAGGAGTGGTAGATTCTTTCACAGTTTTTACTTTACCTGTCTTGGCTGACTTAGCACCTGCGCCATTTGGACCATCCTTAGGAGCTTTGAAAGCATCTGCTGGTGTTTTGGTTGCTGATGTTTGTTTAAAGCCGGCTTTCTTAGCCTTTGCCTTTTTACGTTCTTCTAGAATAGATTTGAGTTTTTCGTTCATAGTATAAAACTTACTTATACTTTAGTGCCTAAAGTTTCCATTGGTATAAATACTTTTATGGCAAAGAGAGCCCACTATTTAAATAACGAGAAGTTACCCTTACCATCTTCATCCTATGCATATACCAAAGAAATGCTTGAAGATCTGGCTCGTAGTAAAGAAGATTTAATATATTTCGCAGAAAATCACTTCAATGTTATTAACGTCGATGAAGGTGAGATTAAAATCCAACTATATCCTTTCCAAAAGCGCATATTAAAGTCTTTATGTAAAAATAGGTTTGTTATTACATTAGCAAGTCGGCAATGTGGTAAGAGTTCGATGATGTGTATATTTTCATTATGGAAGGCATGTTTCAATAAACACCAACGTATTGTTATCGCTGCTAACCGCGAAGATACTGCTATTGAAATTTTCGGTCGTATTAAATTAGCATATGAATTAATACCTAACTGGATGAAACCAGGTGTTGAAAAATGGGGTGAAACCGGGATGAAGCTTGAAAATGGTTCTTATCTATCAGTCGAAACAACATCAATGAATACTGGTCGTGGTAAATCCGCAAATCTTATTATTATTGACGAAATGGCCTTCATTCCGAAGAATATCATGGATCAGTTCTGGAAATCCATTTCTGCCACGATTTCTTCTTCAAAGACCGCACAAATTTTTGTTGTTAGCACTGCAAATGGTACTGATAACCTATTTTATGAACTTTATCGATCAGCAACCTCTGTAGATCCCGAAAGTCAAGATGCTAAATGGCATCCGGAGTGTGTTAGCTGGGAAGATGTACCAGGCCGAGGTAAAAAATGGAAGGAAAATACTCTAGCTACATTAAATGGAGATGTAGATGCCTTTGCGCAGGAATATGAGAATAAATTTGTCTCTATAGGTACAGGATCTATTGATGAAGCTTATATTGAATATTTAAGGCATCGTATAGCAGAGCCAATAATGACATTGGATAATGGCCATTATAATATCTATGAAATGCCAGATCAGACACATGTATATGCTATGGGTGTAGATGTTTCTGACGGGATTGGTGATGCCGCTTCTGTGGTAGAAGTTTTCGATGTCTCAGATTTGGGTGATATTAAGCAGGTAGCAGAGTTTCATAATAGAGAAATAGACCCTTTATCATTTACCCGAAAAGTCTATCAGATAGCCCTACAATGGGGATCGCCTATTGTTGCAATTGAACGTAATAATATGGGCGGTACTGTAGTGGATACGCTAGTAGATACATATGGATATAATAGATTGCTAGATTATGTGCCTGGCAAATTTGACGACTATAATAAGCGCGGTATTTTCAGCCACACCAATGTGCGCCACGACTCTGTAACGAATATGAGATACTTCGTCAACCTACTAAAATGTGTTGATATTCGTAGTTCGGGTCTTGTAGAAGAGTTAAGAACTTTTGTAAAGCATCCTAATGGCATTTGGAAGAAGCAACAAGGTCGTAATATATGGGATGATAGAGTAATGGCTATGATCTGGGCTCTCTTTGTGTTAGAAAATGGCGTAGTGGAGAAATATTATGAGATAGTATCGCGGGATCGAAATGGCAAGGTATCACATGTATTAGATGAAAATATGTTCTTTGAGGTGGTCCCAGTTGGTGAATTACGTGCTAGTTTAGATGGACATTACTATGATGAGCCACCACCTTTAAGCTTCGACAGCATAAATATTAATCTAGATCCAGAAGATATGGATTTCCTATATGGTATCATCACCCCTCAACAAACAAACACTAGATCGGTTCCTTTTAGTTCTGGATATACCCCCGGCTCTTAGGCATCTTAAAACTAATTCTGCAAGAACGGACAAGCTACTTAACGTAGATTCCATGCAATTTACGATCTTTGGATCTGTAGTGCCAGACATTAACGTTGGGTTTTCTACAGAAAGATATGCAGGACAAAGCATGGCCATCTCCAATCATAGTAAACCAGCACCTACTCCTATTACTGTCAATTTCACTGTTGACAATAATTTTAACAATTATTGGTTCATTTATAAATGGCTTGATTTGACATGTGATGAAGATACTGGCTTATATAATAGCAAGGGCCAACAAAAGACTATCCCCAATATACCCGGATTGCCCTATCAAACTAAATTATCAGTATTTGCGCTTGATGAGTATCAACAAGCTAAAACTATACGATTCGACTATACTCAAGCATTTCCAGTATCTTTAGGTGGATTTAATTGGAGTTATAGAGATGATGGGTTAATCACAAGTACCTTTTCGTTTATGTATTCCCAGTTCAGTGCAGAATTATTGTGCGAAGTTTAAAAAAGCAACCTAGAAAAAAGTAAGTAGATTGTAATTATGGCACGTACAATCGAATCCCCCGGAGTAGAAATCAGAGAACGCGATCTCATCTTGCGCATTGAGCCTCTTGTAGGGACAAATGCATGGGTTTTAGGCTTTGCGAATGAAGGTCCAACTGAAGAACCTATTTCAGTTAGCAGTTTTTCAGAATGGGAGTCTATCTATGGCTTACCTACAAATGCTGCTGAACGATATTTCTATCACACTAGCAGAGAATACTTAAATTCTGGTGGTAATCTAATAACAACACGCATTCCTTATGGAGACGCTGCTGGTTCTGGTTATGGCCAGAAATATGGTGCATTAGTATATCCAGTAGTTCCTGCTGCTGATGCATATAGCACTATTACCTCATCTAACTCTACTGTAGTTGCTGGGACTTCTTCTATCACACTCACTGCTGCTACTACATTTGTATTAGGTGAGCCTTACCACATTGAACTAAACGAAGACGATTTCTTCTCTTTAATCAATAACAATATCACGTGGTCCAATGCTATATCAGCCAATACATTATCTGGTAGTAGTGCAGCACATTTCTCTACGGGTATCAGTTCATTCGGTACTGCAGGTTTAATTGTACTTGATACTAGTAAATCAATGTCCAATACCCTTCAAGAAGGGTATTACATCGGTCTAGTCGATAATGCTTATGCAAATCCAGCACAAGACTATAATGACATCATCAATGTTAAGGGCCTTTCAGGGGCTAATGATTTCTCTGTGGTCAATTCAAGCAGAATCCCTTTCTCTCTAAGCGCAACGCACAATGGTGTCCCTGGTTCTATATCAGAAGTGCTCGAAACTATCCCGAATTTCACATTCGATACAGACTCATTCAATGATACAGTTGCTTTAGGTCTTTATAAGATTCGTAAGTCAATCTATTCAGGGACTACTAATAACACCCTTGACAGTGTATTGGTAGAGACTTATACTGGTTCACTAGATGCCAGCCGTAAGATCGCTGATCCTCTTGGTGGTAATCCTAAATCATTCTTCTTAGAAGATGTTGTCAATAATTCTTCGTTGAATCTTAAGGTATTGGTAAACCCTTACATCTCTAAGAGTACCGAGTGGAGTGGCGTTGATGGAAACCCAGAGAAGTCTGTTAGATTATGGAAGACTACTGGTGTTAATGGCCTATCTAGCAAATTGGCTCTGCCTGGTAATAATACTTCTATACCTTATACCAATCTAGTTGAAGCCCGTAGCTTGTATGCTATCAGCACTTATTCTGTTAAAGCCGACACTAGTAAATCTGTTGGTGATATTCCTGGAAAACTAGATCGCATCTTTGCATGTGTTTCTAACCCAGAAGTAGTACCTATTGATATAACACTAGACGGCGGCCTTAGCACTATTTGGGCTACAACATTAGCAACATCTTCAGTTTCTGCGCAAGGATTTGACGACACAGTATATATCTCTGATACCACACTTGGGGATCTCTCCGCATTTGATGGTAGTATTTCATCTTCACCTATCCAAGATGCGCACGAAGTAATCTACAATCGCTTTAATACATTTGCCGAGTCTACACGTAAGGATCACATGCACATCAGCGATCCTCTTCGTCAGCTCTTTATTAATGGTTCTAACTACAAGAGATTTACATCAAAATGCAACCGCGTAGATAATCCTTTCTCTAAGGTTATTTACTGGCCGCTTCGTAATCTTTATCAAGCTGCTAATAGCTCCTATACTGCATCATATGCTAACTGGGTTAAGGTTTATGACTCTTCTTCAAGCAACTACTGCTGGGCACCTTTCTCTGGTTGGGCTGCACGTGCTTATGCTGAGACTGATCGTGATCGTTTCCCTTGGATTGCCCCAGCAGGCTTAACACGTGGTATTGTTCGTAACGTTGTAGATCTTGCTATCAATCCTAACCAGAAAGAACGCGATTTACTATACAGAATAGGCCAGAACCCAGTATGCTTCCAGCCTGCAGATGGCTTTACTATCTGGGGTCAGAAGACATTATTCCGCAAGCCTAGCGCTTTCGATAAGATTAATGTTCGCCGTCTGTTCCTAGCGCTTGAAAAACCTACTGCGCGGATAATGAAGTATTATGTGTTTGAACCTAACACCATATTTACCCGCACAAGCGTTGTAAATACTCTTACTCCACTATTTGAACAGGCAAAACGCAATGAAGGTGTTTATGATTATCTCATCGTATGTGATGAGCGCAATAATACGGCTGATGTCATTGATAGAAATGAGATGGTTGTGGATATTTACTTGAAGCCAGTCCGTGCAGCAGAATTTATCTTAGTAAATTTTGTAGCGACTAGAACAAGTCAAGACTTTGTCGAATTGATTTAAGTTAAAATTAAAGCCAGCAAAAATCAAAAAATTGCTGGCTTTAATTGTCATTTTATGTGTAATTATATAAAATAATAATGAATAATCAAATACTCATAGATCGAATTAATACTACTTTATTGACAGTTAATAAATCGATCAATAGTGCGATCACTAGAAGGGCTGAATTTATACAAAGTGACCTTTATAAAAGCATACTTGATGCTACACCATTTTTAGATATATCCGCTCTTTTAGCCGAGCGGATATACTGCGTATTAAATGATATTAATGAAACCCCCAAATGCCAATGTGGTGTG